TGGTTGGATTAAATCTAGTAATGATTTTGACACCGCGATGGAACTTTTATCCAAATGGGAACTGTCACATCAAAAGCCTAAAATGAACCAATCGTTATCCCCGTTGGTGGAAAAAGTACCCTTACCTTCTGCGAAGAAGGTGGGGGGAAAAGTCCTAGACGCACAAATTTAAAATGGAATTTACATGGCAACCCTATCCTCGTACATTACCGACGTACGAAGGTTGCTGCATGATGCGAATGGAAACTTCTATACCGATCAGCAGCTAACCGACTATATTAATTCTGCTCGTGAAAGAACGGTCAGAGATACGGGATGCTTACGCGAAATCGTTGTTACACAAATACCTTGTCAAGTTGCTCCAAGCGCAACCATCAATGGTGCATCACCAAGTTATCCTGTAATATGGGCTGCGAACACAGCATACGCATTAAACACTTTTATTTTTAGTAATATTTTTATTTATCAAGTTACACAAGCGGGTACTACAAGCGGTACTGCACCACCTTACCCAGCAAACAATGTTAACAATTATTCCAACTATCCACCATCAGGACAATTTTTAAATGGTACTTGTGGACTAACGTATGTTGGTAACTGTGAAAATATTACATATCCCGCGTTAACCAATTTAATGGGCAGTAGTCCATTATCGCCATCAACAGGTAATACTGTTCTTGATATTGTTAATATTAATTTATATTGGGGTAATACCAGAGTACCGCTTGATTATTTATCATGGACTGACTTTAATGCTAGGTTACGGTTTTGGCAAAACTACATTGGTAGACCAATTGCGTATAGTGTTTATGGTCAACAACAAATATTTATTGGTCCAATACCAGACCAAGCCTATCAAGTAGAAATTGATTTAGTAGTGTTACCACTTGCTTTAACTTTATCAAATGAAAACGCAACGGATGTGATTAATGATCCGTATACAACTGCGGTAAAATTTTATGCTGCATATCTTGCCAAATATTATGAACAGTCTTACGGTGAATCCGAGATTTACAAACAAGAATACATTAAACACATTGCTAGCATTATCAATACTGTTTATACACGTCGTATTCCAAGCGTTTATAGTTCTCCTTATTAATTATGGCCGCCGCAGAACAGAAAAAATCGTACCAAGTCATCAAAAACTTTCGTGGTTTAGATACGAAAGCCAATCGTACTGCTATTGATGAAAACGAATTTTCTTGGATTGAAAATGCGCAACCTATTGGTTTTGGTAATATCAAAATTGTTGCTGGTCCTGATGCTGTATTAAATAGTACAAATGTTGCCGTTACATTTGCCAATACAGCAACATATATGAGTAATGCAAATATTGGATTAAATGATTATGTAGTTTCTTTTGAAAATGATGGATCAGCAGAATATTACAATATTCAAACCAAAACAAAAGGAACTATAGCGACTGCTGGAACATTCTCTAATGTGGGCGTTACGATTACCCAATGGAAAAATGAACGCATTTTAATTCTTGATCCCAACAAAGGACTGTATTCTTGGGATGGTACAGATTTATTAAACATTGGTTCAGTTGGTGTTATTGCTTTAACTAATAAAGGTTCAGGATATACCGCTGCACCATTAGTTACTATTACCGCGCCTAATCAAACTAACGGCATTCAAGCTACCGCATCTACTTCATTAACTCCAGGTGCAAATACGGTTGGCAGTATTTTTCTAACCAATGCTGGCACAGGATATACATCAACACCAACAGTTACATTAACCAGTACCGACGGTAATGGATCGGGTGCAACCGCCGTTGCTGGATTATTAACTTTTGCAACAGGTACAGTTACTATAACTATTACCGATGGCGGAGCTGGATATACTTCTGCGCCCACAATTAGTATTACGGGCGGTGGTGGTTCAGGTGCAAATGCAACAGCAATTATTAGCGGCAATACCGTTATTGAAGTCGTCATGACTAATCCAGGCTCTGGTTACAGTAATATTGCTAATTTAGTGGTAACGGCTACAGGCACAAATACAAAACCTGTTGTTTTACAAGCAACCATTAATAACACGCCAAATACATCCATAGCGACGTTTTCTGGTAGAGCGTGGATAGCGCAAGGTAGAACAGTATTTTATAGCGCTGCAGGCTCGTATAGCGATTACACCAGCGTGTCTGCGGGTGCGGTAACACTCACCGATAGTACATTACACGGCAATATTCAGTATTTATTAACGGCTAACGACTTTTTATATATTTTTGGCGATGATTCCATTAACGTATTTTCTAACGTGCAGGTGCAAACCAATGGTACTACTTTATTTACTAACACTAACGTTTCTGCCAGTATTGGTTCTAAACGACCAAATGCTATATTCCCTTATTTCAGGTCTGTTTTATTTTTGAATGACTACGGAATCTACGCTTTAGTAGGTTCTACAACATCTAAAATATCAGATTCTTTAGACGGCATATTTCCATTTATTGATTTTACAAAACCTGTGTATGGTGGACAGGTATTATTAAATAATATTTTATGTGTGGCATTTAATTTTTACTATACAGGATATGGCCCATATACACAGGCTTCTGGCGCATCACCATATAACGGATATATACAAGCTGTATTTTTTGAAAAAAAATGGTTTATTACCAATCAAGGAAATACAATCAATTACATTACATCTGTTCCTGTTGGTGGAAAAGTAACCATTTATGGATTAACAAATGGTAAAAATTTAAATCAATTTTATAGTAATGTAAGTGCAAATATTACCAGTTATGTACAAACATCCCTTCTTCCAATGGGAGATCCTATTCGTACAAAACAAGCATTAAAGTTTGGTGTAGAAGCTACAGGAGCTGCTGGAAGTCCAATTAATGTAACAGTTGATTCAGAATATGGATCAAGTCCTATTTATACATTAATTGATCAAGCAATATGGGTTAATAATTCAGGGCTTACAGTTCAATGGCAAAATAATAGTACAAATATTGTTGCTTGGATATTTACGGCAGGATATTATTTATATAAATCAGATGCGCAACAATGGGGTAAATATTTGGGTTTAACGGTCAAATCACAAGCGCCAGCATTTACTTACAATACTTTAGAGTTTGAACATGAATTAAGAACGAGGTTTTAAATGACAATACCTTATACTTTTGCAACGCAAAATGGACCAATACCATTATCAGAATTAGATGCTAATTTTTCTGCGTTACAAAATACAACTAATATTAATTACACAGCGCCATTTACTAATGCCGTTACAGAAACTTTAACCAATAAATTATCACAAACGGTATCTGTAAAAGATTTTGGTGCAGTAGGTGATGGTGTAACAGATGATACAACAGCCATATCAAATGCGATTGCTTATGCCAAAACTGCTCAATGTTGTGTATTAGTTCCACAAGGAACATATATATTATCAGGATCAACAACATTTACCATTGATGTAGGTTTAATGTCTTTGATTGGTCAAGGTGTTGTTATATTTAATTGTTCTGCAATGACAGCTACTTATGCTTTTCAAGTATATAACTCATTAAGTTATCCTACAGGTCAAGAAATAAGTCCATTGAATCGAATATCGGGCATCAAATTTATTGGTAACAATACGGCAACTAAAAATGGTATTTATTTAGCTCATCCTACTTATGCACAAGGATGCAATATTCTTATTGAAAATTGTTCTTTTGTTAATTTTGATAACAATATGACTTTTGGCTCTAATGTATGGAGAGCAGATATTAACCATTGTTATTCAGCAGGAGCAACAACAAGCGTAGTTCACTTTGAAAGTGGAGCTACAAATGCTGGTGAATCAATGGCTTTTTATAGCTGTCAATTTGTTGGAACACAATTTCTTATTGAATATTCAGCACAAATTAATTTGTATTCTTGTTCAATATTAGTATGCCAACTTAAAAGTACCGTAAGTTCAGTCATTTTACATATGTACGGTGGCAATATTGAAAACCCAGGTTCTGCTGTAGATCAACCATATATTAATATTGTGGGTACAACTAATTGGTTTGGTTTGCATGGTACAGGTATTACTATGGATACTTTTAGTGGTTCATTTACATCGCCATTATTTAATATTACAGACGTTACTTCTACTATGGTTTTATTTGGTGTTTTATTGCCTGAAACATCATATTACACAGCTTCAACCATTGATACATTTAGTTATTGTGGTGGTGCTGGTCGTATTCTTTCTTATGGAGGAATGTATTTCCCATCAGGCGGAGCGCAAAAACCATCATTATCAGCTAGTCAATCAAATTCTGTGTATAACTATGGATTTGAAACAGGAAATACTAACGGATGGGTAGTAACTCCTTATGGAACAGCAGGATCAACTGCCATAGCTTCTGCAACTGCTAAAGATCATGGAAATTATGGTCTTTTAGTTACGGCAGTTAATGGTGGTGGAATTAATATTTCTCAAACTGTTCCTTGTGTTGCTGGTCAATTAATTAGAGCTAATTGCAACGTAAAAGTTGCATCTTCTACAACTTCTACTGTTGGATATGTGCAAGTAGCATATACAACTGCAAATGGAACAACTATTGCAACTTATGGTCAGTCGATTAGTAATACAACTACAAGCTGGACATCTGTAGGTGGAGTACCAGGTGGCGGAGGTGCGGTTAATTATGCTCCTGCTGGCTCTGCTTATGTAACTTTTAATTTAAATGTGCAACCTGGTAGTGGTGGCGGTAATGTAATATATTTTGATGACGCAGTTTTAAATATTTGTTAAGGATTAAAAATGACTGATCCATTAGAAAACATAGAACCATTGCTTAAATATCAACTCCAAAGAAGGCCTGAATATCCTTCTATTGGAGATCAGTTAGATGCACTTTGGAAAGGTGGCCAAGATGCTGAAGATATGAAAGCAAAAATAAACGCTGTAAAAATTAAATATCCAAAACCATCTGTAGATTAAATGATTATATTAGACAAAATTTATTAAATAAAGGATTATTATGAGTACAAACGCATTTACCGCATTAGGAAATACAATTGTATTTACGGCTGCTACTACCGCGCCAACACCAGTACAAGCATTATCAACCACGCTTGGCGGTAATCAATATCGTATTATTAATACAGGAAATGTCACCGTATTTTTAGGGTTTGGTAACACTTCTTCTAATGCAAGTTCAAATGCCGTAGTAGTAACAAGTACTCAAGGATCACTACCCATATTGCCTGGTACAGATGAAATATTAACTTTTGTGCCTAATGCGTATTTTAGTGGCATAACTTCTAGTGGTACTGCTAATATTTATATAACACCTGGAGATGGAATGTAATGTTAAAAACTGCTTCTTCCGTTATAAATGCAATTGGTGCGCTTAATTATGCTGGCACATGGAATGCTAACACCAATAACCCAACTTTAACTTCTGGTGTTGGAACTAAGGGTAATTACTATGTAGTTTCTGTTGCTGGCACAACAACACTTGATGGCATTAGTTTGTGGAGTGTTGGCGATTGGGCAGTATTTAATGGTACTGCTTGGCAAAAAGTAGACGGATCATCATCTGAAGCATTTTCTAGTATTACAGTCACAGGTTTAACAGGATATATGTATGCCAATAATACAAGTCCTGTTACTGCAAGTTTAACCATTCCTAATAGTGGGTTAGCAAATTCAACTGCAACATTAGGTAATGCAACAATTACTTTAGGTAGTACTACGTCAACAGTAGGTAATTTAACGCTTAATAATGTTACGATTAATAGTGGAAATGTAACTGCTAATTTAGCAACATCAACCAGTATTCCAGTTGCTAATGCCACAGGAACGCTTGTTGTTAGTCATGGCGGTACTGGTTTAACTACTCTTACCGCCAATTACATTCCATACGGTAATGGTACAGGAGCTTTTAATTCTAGCTCTAATTTTACTTATGATGGAAGCGTTTTAAATATTGGTGGTACAGGTGGCGCAAATACTTTAAATCTTTGGGGAACTAATGGTGTTGGTTTGCGTTTTGCAAATACGTCTACAGGGAATAGTGCTTATATAACTTCCAACGCTTCTGATGTTTTAAATATTCAATCAAATAATGGAAGTATTAATTTTTTAATAAGCGGTGGCGTAAGCAAAATTTATGCAAAAGGTTCGAATGGTTATGTAGGTATTAATAATTCAAGTCCAGCCTATCAGCTTGATGTTGTTGGAAATGGCAATTTTTCAACTTATTTAAATGTTGGTACTACTATTCAATATGGAACAACTGTTTATGCTGTTGGCGCTAATGCAAATACATTAACTACTTGTGGCGCTTATGCTGGATATTCAATCTCAAACGGTCCTTCAACTTTTCCAAATCCTTCTGCATGGATATTGATTGAAGTATTTAATACTGGGTATAACATTATTTGGCAACGATGCACAGACGCTCCTTATGGCTCTAATGCAGTTAAGAATAGGGGTTCTACAGATGGTGGTTCAACATGGACTTCGTGGGTATAAAAATGGCAAATACATACAATTGGATTATTAAAAAATTAGAAACTAAAAATATTGGCGATATTAAAAATGTTGTTTTTAACATTCATTGGGATTTATCTATTACCGATGGAATAAATGCTGTTAATGCTTCAGGAATACAAGGTCTTGAGTATCAAGATAATCAATCTTTTACACCTTATGAAAATTTAACGGAAAAGCAAGTAACAGATTGGATTATTAATTTTCCTGTTCCTGAAGGCATAACATCTATTTTTACTTTGTTAGAAGATAAACTAGCAACTATGGCAACACAACAAAACACAAACAATACCTTACCCTGGGAAAACCCATAATTTCATTAATGTATAAATATTATTTAATAAAATAACATGGACTTTAATACTCTTTCTATTGTTAAATTTGGCGATGTTGAATCATTAAATGATTTTTTGTTTGAAAATGGTCAGCAACACTACTATTTTCAGCGTACATTCCAACAAAAAGGCATTGCAGTACCCATTTTCCCTATTATTGATGCCAATACAGACAACTTAGATGACTGGTTATTAGCCCATCAAGTCGAGCATCAGGCCTTTTCACAGATCTTAAATTTGAATAATCCGTTTAATATGCTCGATGTAGACTTCAATGATGAAACATCTTTTTACGATTGGCTGTCTACCCATTTATATATTCATCAACAAATAGCTGCTGCCCTTAACCTACAATAATCCAAATGGAAAATCTTATCTCCCCCCCAAAAAAAATCGGACTTTCTGACAAAGACAAGAACGTTATGAAAGTGATGCAGAAAAAAGCTGCGCCACCACAAAAAATGACGTCACCAGAAAAAGAAAAGGCAAAAGAGAATTTACGACGGATTATTCAACAAGTGAAAGTCAATCCACAAGATATTTTGCGTGGAGAAAAGTACGCAATTGAATCATTAAAAAATCCGAAAATGTATCCTATTGCCGTACAGATGGCCATCAAAGAAGGATTATTACCACCCAATACGCCAGTCACCGCCAAGATAGATATGCAAGTTATTACGACTGCGCTTACTGCTGGTAAATTGGTTCGTGAACTTATGGAAGAAGGGAAAATATAATGGGCCAAGCCGCTGCTCCAATCCTTGAAGTTGCCGCTGTTGTTGTTGCGGTTGTGCAACCAGAACTCGCTCCTGCAATTGGTGAATACATTTTAGGTGCTGAAACTGCTGCATCTGTTGGCGCAGCCACAACTGCCGCCGTTGGTGCAGCTGCGTATGGTGCTGGAAGTGGTGCATTAAGTGAAGCCATACAAGGTGGTGATACCAAAGATATTTTAAAAGCAGCCGCTATTGGTGGTGCTGCAGGTGCAGTCGGATCTGAAGTCAGTAGTGCGGTTAAACCAGAATTGGTAGATTTAGGCGCATCAAAAGAACTTGCAAATGTTGGTGCAAGCACATTAAGTGGTGCTGCAAGAGGATTCACAGGTGCAGAATTATCTGGACAGAATTTACAGCAAGCAGGTAGATCTGCGGGTATTGGCGGTGCAGAAGGATTAATTACAAGCGGTATTAGTGAAGCGGCACAAGCAGAAGGAGCAAGTCCATCAACAGGTCGTGGTTTAGGATCATTGGCTGGTGTGTTGGCGCAACCTACCGTATCCACGTTATTTGGTGCAGGACCATCATCTACATCTGCGCCCATTACAGGACAAACGCCAGCATCAACCGCTGCATTAGGAGCTGCGGGTACTACCCCCAGTACATCTGCTCTTGCTCAAGCACTAAATGTAGGTGGTGGAGATTTAAGTCCGCCTGTACAATTAGGGGGTGAAGGATCGAAGCGAAATGTGTGGAATCAAGCATCATTAAGGACAATGGATACAACGGGAGATAGTAATGCCTAAAGCAATTTATGAATCATTACAAATGGATTTACCAGCGCTAGCACAATTATTGGCTAGAAAAGGGCGTGGTAAAGATACGGTTTTGGCACATATTACCCCCAAAGAAGCCGAGTTACTCAAAAAACGTGGTGGTCGTGGTAGTACAAACCCTGATACGGGATTATTAGAATTTGATGATACTTTGTCAGAAATTGGCGTATCTGAAACTCAACAAGCAGCTCCTTTACCAACTGATCAAACAGCGCTTACTCAAGCTCAACAATATTTTGAACCTACGCAATCAGCTACTACTCAAACAGCAACACCAACACCAACATTGGGCGCTGGTTACAGTCCTGCGCAAACTTTAGATACAGGTACATTAACACCAGGCGCACAACAATTTCAGGCGGGAGAAAGTTATCTTGGTGGATTGCCAGGATATTCTGCACAAGTGCCACAATTTCAAACAGGTATTACACCCGCAGCGTTACCGTCGCCTTACGATCCATCGTTAGGACCAACGTCGCAAGCCGCTTTACAACAAGCTGATATTGCTGGTCCATCAACAACGGACACAACAAAACAAAAATTAACATTTGGACAAAGTTTAGAAAATGCATTAAAAGATCCTGCAACACTTGCTAAATTAGGATTGGTGGGTGGTGGTGGATTATTGGGTGCTATTCAAGCATCAAAAGGTGCGCAACAAGCAGCAGACGTTCAATCACAAATAGCGGCAGTTGGTGCGCCCTATACAGCAACTGGTCAAGCGTTACAAGGCGCTGCACAACGTGGTGAACTTACACCAGCAAGTCAACAAGCATATCAAGCAGCACAAGCGCAAATTCAACAAAATATTGCTTCTAGAGGTGGTGTTGGTGCGCAACAAGCGGCCAATCAGTTAGCAAATGTATATCAAAGTTTGTTAACCAATCAGTTTAATCAAGGATTACAAGTGGCTGGTATTGGTGATAGTTATCAAATTAATGCAATTCAAGCTGGATTACAAGCTGATCAAACCATGCAAAATAATGTGAGTAATTTATTTAAAACAGTTGCTGCAGTCGCTTTTGCTATACCAACAACGACAACCACAACAACTGCGCAAAGAACAAATATTTAATAGGAGGGTGAAATGCCATACGATGAACAAGGTAACTTTTATGGTGGTGGTGATGCCGTTGTTGAAGCAAAACCTACGGCTGTTTCTATTAAATCTACTCCATCTGGTAATACACCTAAAACAGATTTAGGAGTAAAAACAAAGCCGTCTACGGTATTACCAAAAGGTATGCAAAGCGGTGGTGTTATTGGTCAATTTCAAAAAGATTACATGGCTGGTGAACAAGCTAAAGCAGATTTAGCAACGCAACAGGCACAAGAAAGAGAAAAATTAATGACGCCAATTATTGCTGAACGTGAACAAACGATGTCAGAGTTTGAAAAACGTGCTGCAGAAATTAACCGTCAAATGGCCGAGAAACCACAACTACCAAAAGAAACCGCAATGGATTTTGCCCAGTTGGGTAGTTTAGTTTCTATTTTGGGTGTGATGTTAGGTACGATGGGTAAAAACTCGGCTAACTTATCTTTGTCGGGCATGACGGGTATGTTGAATGGTTATCGTCAAGGTCGTGCGGATTTGTATGAAAAGTCTAAAAAAGAGTTTGAAGAAGGATTTAAACAACTACAAGCACAATCTGCACAAATACAAACAGAGCTTGCTTTGTATATGGAAAAGTCTAAAACTAAAGAAACAGGTGCAATGGAACATTTAAATGTAGCAAATGCAATGTTAGCGGGTGGTGTTGCACAACAAATTGCTAAAGGCGGTATGGCAGATAAAGTTGCTAATTTGCAAATGCAATTAAGAAGAATCGAACAATCTGCAACGCAACATAAAAAAACAGTAGATTTGGGCGCTAAAATTGCGCAAATAGAATATCAACAAGCAGAACAAAATGTACGTTCATTACAAGCTGCAACACCAGGAAAGATTACTCCGCAGTTGCAAGATGCAATTAATTTAAGAAATACGGCTAAAGCAAAATTTGATGCGTATGCTGGTGTTCAATCTGGATCTTCTACAGGCGGTGAAACTGCAGAAAGTATTGCTGCAGATTTTAAATCTGGAAAAATTACGCGTGAACAAGCGGAATCAAAATTAAGAGCAATTGGTGTTGAAGATTAATTATGGCCACTATTTCAGAGTTGTTGGATAAACCTCAAGCAGCGCCAAAGCCAACAATATCTGGCTTGTTAGGTGACGAGCCTAAAAAAGAAAAAAAAGAAGAACCAAAATTAGAAGTAAAAGAAAAACCAACAATTACAAATTTACTTGGTGAAAAACCCAAAAAAGAAGATACTGCAGCACGGATGCCAACTGAATTTGGTCAAGGTTTTACTTATCCAGTACAAGAATTTTTAGGTCTTGGTGAAGAAAAAAGTACGGTTGCAGAAGCGGCTAGACGTGCATTTAAAGAAGGTGAAGAAGCACAAGAAAAAATATTTTCTCCACAAACTACTAAATTAGAAAAAGGTTTAGGTGCATTGCAATATGTGGGTGCAGAATTTAATTTAGCGTTTTCACCATTAACAGGATTTATTGAAGCGTTTTTTGGTCGGCCAACTGAGCGTGTATTGCGCGCACAAGGTGTTGAATCTGCAAAAGGTGTTGGTCGTGAGATTGGTGAGTTTGGTAGTCTTGCAACACAAATGTTTTACGGTACACCGCTATTAAAACCTGTACGCAAAGGTGTAGAAGAACTTGCAAAAAAACAACCTGTGCAAGCAGTTAAAGCAATCTTTGCACCAGAAAAATTAGACAAGGCTGGTCAGACTGCTGCAGTTGTTATTCGTTCAAGAGATGGTCAATTTGCTAGGGCAAAAGAACAATCACTTGCCGCATTAGAAGAATCTAAAAGAGCGTTAAATCAATTACCTGTTGGCACAATTGAAGCGGGTGGTAGAGCTACAGCAAATAGTCAATTAGCGTTTATTGATGCAATGGAAACAGGAACAACGGGAACACTTGCGCCAGAGTTACAGACTGCAGCCGAACAAATTAGAAAACAATTAGATTTTTGGAGAAATAAAGCACAAGAGTTTGGCGCATTAAATAAAGTAATTGAAAACTATTTTCCACATATTTGGAAAAATGGTGGTAAATTACCAAAACAAATGCAAGATGCAGCTGCGTCAGAATACTACAATGCAACACGCAAAATAAAAGGTAGTCAAGCATTTAGAAAACAGCGTTCAATTAGTAGTACACTAGAAGGTATCTCGATGGGATTAGAGCCTGTATCAACCAATCCTGTTGATTTGGCCATTATTAAAATTCATGAAATGCAAAAGTTTTACTACGGTAATTTACTTTTAAAAGACATGAAACAAATGGGTTTAATTAAATTTGCTAAAAACATTGGAGAGTTAGGTCCTGGTTGGAGAGCATTAAATAAACCTGAATTTAGAGTATTTGCACCACCATCGTTAGCTGAACACTTTATGTCATTTGATCAGCCAATGAGAGAGGGCTTGCAAACATTGGCGTCTTATTTAGGCATAGATATTAAAATGCCGTTAACAGACCGCATATTAAAAGGAGGAGCGCGTGGATATACCCAAAGAAACATTCCTGAAGTTGTCGCCAGATTCGGAACTGATGACGGTGTTTTACAACATGAGATCGGACACCAACTCGACTTTAAATTCAAACTTGCAAACTACTTCCAAAAAAACAAACAAGCATGGAAAGAACTTGGAGAACTTGCCAAACTTCGAGAACCAGGATCAACAGGACCGTATCTTGCATATCTTCTTGAACCAACTGAAAGGATAGCTAATTTATTTAATGCGTATTGGCACGCACCTGAATTATTGAGAACAGTTGCGCCTACAGCGTTTATTCAATTAGAAAAGTTTTTAGCATCTGCTGGTAATGTTGGTCAATTGATTAAAGAAATTAAGCCTGGCGTTCAACGTAGTCAAGAATCAAGATTTGAAAGTGGTATTGGTCCGCAATATGTTGGACAATACTTTGCAAAAGATTCTGCTTACAATGTATTAGATAATTATCTTTCTTCTGGGTTGCGTGGTAATAGTTTATATGACGCATTAAAAACTGCAGGTAACGCACTCAATCAAGCTCAGTTAGCTTTGCCTGGCTTTCACGCAACAATGGTGTCTATTGATACGATTACATCAGAAGTGGCTAGAGCATTAGATCAAGCCTACAATTTAGAGTTTGGTCGTTCTGTTAAAACTTTATTGTCATCACCTGCTGGTGTTGTTACAAGTTATATCAAAGGTAAAAAATTACGTTCTGCTTATTTGTTGCCAGATAATGCACCAGGCGAAATGAAATTATTAGCAGATGCAGTTTCTGCTGGTGGTGGCCGTATTAAAATGGATGAGTTTTATAAAGCATCAGGAAGCGGTAATTATATTAAATCTTGGAAAGACGGTAGTTTAGTCAGAGATATTTTGGGTGACTATAAAGATAAATGGTACAAACCGTTTGGCACAATGGTGGGTACAGTTTTAGATGCAATTGCTTATCCTGTTATGGGTGAGCTTGTTCCTAATGTTAAATTAGGTGTTCATGCCAAATTAGCGGAAGATTGGATACGACGTAATCCTAATGCAACACCAATACAAGTCAATACAGCAATGTCAAAAATATGGGATTCAGTAGATAATCGTTTAGGACAAATGGTGTATGACAATGTATTTTGGAATAAAACAGGCAAAGATTTAGCATTTTTATCGGTGCGTTCTGTGGGTTGGAACTTAGGTACAATTCGTGAATTAGGTGGTGGTGCAGTTGATATTGGTAAATTTGCCATAGATGGATTGACAGGTGAAAAACCAGAGTTAACTTATAAAATGGCGTACTCGATGAGTTTGCCAATTGTGGTGGGAACGCTGGGTTCAATGATGACGTATGTATTTACTGGTCGTGGACCACAAACATACATGGATTATTTCTTTCCACCAACAGGTGGTACAACCGCTAAAGGTTCAGAAGAACGCGTGAATATACCGTCTTACATGAAAGATGTGTTTGAATATTACGAAGATCCTGGACAAACTTTAGCAAACAAAGCGCATCCAATGTTTAGTGTTGCTAGTCAAATGTATAAAAATCGTGATTATTATGGTGCAATGATTGCTGATCCTACTGATCCAATGAGTAAATATTATTCAGATTGGACTAAATTTTTAGTAGGACAATTTACACCATTTGCATATCAAGGATATAAAAAGTTAAAAGAAGAAGAAACGCCAGAACAAAAAATTTCTCCAGCAGCGTCTTTATTTGGTTTTGGTCCAGCGCCAGCATCGATTACTGATCCGTTTTATGGATTGAAATACAAAACCCAAGAAGAAAAACGTGCAAGAAAAATCAAAGCAAGGAGAGAATCCAATGAGTAAAAAAAGTAAAGGCGTCAATCCTGAGCTAGAAGATGCGATTGCCAAACTGTTAAAAGAAGTCATGCACGATCCACTTGCGACGTTAACCGATAAATGTAAGGTGTTAGACCGCGCAATTAACGTAGAAAAGTTAAAACAGAAGATTAGTGATGACGAGTGGGGTAGTGGATTTATTGCAACTGAAGATGAGTAGAGTTAAACTATGAATGATTTAACTTTATTAGGGGATAAATATGGAAGCAGTACAAGTGGTTCGTATCGCATTAAATGTCATTACCGACCGATTGTTGGTTATTCTAGCGCTCGGTTTATCGTTCAGTCTGGCGTGTTGGACAATGTATTTTCCGATTTGGGAGCGCATGGGAACGATGGCTTTTTTCAGCATTTTCAGTTATCTTATTATAAATATCAAAGAAAGGAATCA